CTGCACATTACATGCTTGCTATTTCTCAACCGAAGGCCGTACGCCGCACATTGGTAGGTGCGGTTGTGGGGGTCCTGAGTACAACTCGGACCTTCGCACATTCTCCTCCAGTCGGTGGGTCTAAACCCACCAATGTTTCCCCTTCTCAAGGGGTCACCGCGCTGAACGCGTGGTGCAATGCCAGCATCCCAACTCCGTTGGAAATGCTGGTCCTTCTCTCATCGGATTCTATCTCTGTGTTGCACAAGATGATAAACGGGGAGCGCCTTGCTGAGGTGCTCCCTTTCGATGTTGAAGAGGCCGTTTGCAAGGCCGAGGAGCAGTATGACGTACTGTTCCAGTTCTTGGTGGACTTGGGATTCACGGAAACCGTTTCCCCCTACCACCTCACTCGTTGGATCTGCCATCTCTCGCTCCTGAACCTTTTGGACAGGGGAGAGGCATACCTTAAGTGGAAGTTTGCACACATCGCGTGTGTCTGCTTTTCTCAAGAGGAATATCCAACCATTCCCACTTGGGCGTCGATTCCTGACCAGCCGCATCACCTCATTGGAGGTAGCGCTGGACGGTTTCTTCGCCATTTGCAGCATCATAGGTCCCTCTTTTTGGGGTGGAACCTGTGTCAGCTGAAGAAGGGAATGCCTCTCGTCTCCCAGAGCATGGTTGATGCAGCAGTTACCAAGACAGTAACTGCGCTCACCACCGCCCAGGCGCGACTTGCCGAGCCATCCGGCCTTGATTGGACCGACGTCCTCCCAGAAGAACCCAGTTGGGAATCTCTGGAGAACCCTGTCACCAACCTTGAGGCCCCGTTCGGTCCCTACAGCATTGAGCACCTTGCCTTCCAGGCAAGGCGCACTGCTGCGGAGATCTACCGGCAAAATTGGTATGATCCTCAGAACATCTATGTCCCCAGTATCTCTGCCCACTTTTCAGTTGGGCGGAAACACTCGGGAGCACTGGGTGCTCTGGTGCGTTCTCGGACAGCCCGCAGGGCTGAGAGAGAGGAAGAAGAACAAATTGCACACGACTTCAGTGGAGGGTATCGTCCCCCCCACACAATCGTTCTCAGCGCCCCCAGGGACGCTGAGGTGCTGTTCATTGACTGCACTGGCCGCGAGGCCCGCTTTTGCGGGTGTTGCGGTTGGATGCCTGAGGACAGCATCATCACCCTGGGACACACAATGTCAGTCCAAGATGTTATTAGGGACACGCTCGATTATGAGCAGTCCGTGACCGCAGACCAGGAGAACTTCGTCAAGCCCATGGGGCTGAAGGAGCCCTTCAAGGTACGGGTCATCACGGGAGGGCCAGAAGGCCGCTACTACCGTGCGAAATATATTCAGAAGGCGACGCACTCACACCTCAGAAGAAAACCCTATGCTGCGCTTATTGGCGAGCTCATCGGCCCGAAACGGCTGGATGAGCGCCTGTGGCAGCTTGGGGAGAACGACTTCTATGTGAGTGGGGACTACACAGCCGCGACAGATAACCTTCACCCTGCTCTCTCAGAGGCAGTGGCATTGGAAATCTCCGCGCGGGCCGGTTGGAGCGACGAGGTGAGGGATCTATACATAGACTCTCTTACTCGACACAGCTTCGACGGTGTGCAGCAGAAGTGGGGGCAGCTAATGGGCTCGCCTACTTCATTCCCGGTCCTATGCATTGCCAATTTGGCACTCTCGCGCTACGCGTTAGAGCTCCGGTACGGAACCACCATCTCTCTCGACGAGAGTGGCATTCTGATCAACGGAGATGATATTGGATTCGTCACGGACGCCAGCGGCTATGAGCTCTGGAAGAAGATCACATCGTGTGGTGGGCTGTCGCCCTCACTCGGAAAGAACTTCTGCAGCCGCGATTTCATCGTACTGAACTCTACCTTCTACAAGGTCGGGGAGTCCAGCACGGGGAGCCGCAACTTCGAGTATATGCCCTATATTAACTATGGGCTACTGAAGTGCAGAAATGGAAGGGGACAGGAGATACGGGACTTGGCACAAAGCCTACCCGCCTCCGGAGACCCGAGGACCCAGGACATCGGAGCATTGGCTCACGACCTGGTTCTGGGGCACCCAGAGGTCCTCCAGGTAACGCTGTTAAAGCGCTTCCTGGAGGCCTGGGGGCCCTCCTTGAAAAAGTTCTGTCCGAGAGGCATGTCGTACTACCTCCCCCGCCACCTTGGCGGTTTGGGATTGCCGTCCATCGGCACTTTCTCCACCAGCCGCGGGGCTGGGGAGCAGGGTAGGTACAGTCGCATGCAACTGGTCATGGCCTCATTTCTGGCCGAAGACCCGGAGCGACAGAATCTCCTGCAGTCACCCGCCTCCATTGGGAGGAGTGAGTCACTCTCGCTTTGGAAGCGAGTACAGCCTGTGCAAAAAAGGCTGCTGCAGAAGATCGGATTCACCTGGACGAAGGAGAAGAAGGAGGGGCCCGCCCGCGAGGGGCCTCTCAACAGCATCCTGCTCGCGAACGCGTATGCAGGCTTAACTCCCGAGGAGGTTAAGCAAGTGGAGGATGATGGGGAGGAGAACCGGTACAAACAATGGAGGAAGAGCTATGAAAAGCTCTTCGACCGTGCCTGTGCCAGTACCTTCCCACCAATCGCAGAGGAGGATATCCCCTGTGAACTGCCGTGGAGGCGTGTTCTCGATGACTATGAAGTCACGGACACGTCCTACATGGTGGACCTTCGAAATACGTTCGCAAACTGCGTGGTGCAGAGAGAGATGAGGAGGACCACTTGTGGCCCGCCAAAGGTTGGAGATGACGCTTGTCAAAGCGCCTAGGACAGTGTGAAACAGGCCGCGGTTACCGCAGCCTGTCCTGTATGCCCCTCGGGGTTGGATTTCGCCATGCACTTGTGCATTGGCTACCGACCAAGTATGACAGAAGCCGACAAGCTTCTGCAAGGCTGCAGGACTACACCTACACCAACCTCTTCTCACCACGAACCGACCCAGATGTGCGCTCCAATCGCACCGATCACTGGGGGGGCACATACGTGCCGCAATGTACATCTAACCTTTAACTAGGAAGGGATGTGAGCTACGCCTTG